AATTTAGTAAAAGATTATTTTCAACTATGTTTAATTGGCCGGCATTTAGATCAGATAATAAAGGTCCCGGTGAAGTAGCACTAGCATTGCTATCTCCACAAATTAAACTGTCAAAAACAAAAGGCGATATTGTTGTAGACGGCACGCCGGTAGAAGTTAAAGGCGGCAAAACATCTAGTGGTGGTAGACTTTCTCCTACAGACGGTACATTAGGAAATCTATACAAGAACAAAGAATTCTGGATGGCACTTTTACCCAACGACGAAGAAAAGGCAAAACAACTAGCAACAATTAATAAAGTAAATGCTAATAACTATGATGCGTTTTTGGCTAAATTTGATTTAGGGCCAGCAGAATCATTAAAGATACTTAGTGCATTATTTAAACATCCAGGCGCACAACCACTTATAAAGCAAGTTGCCGCCAAAGGACAAGATGTAAAGGCAAGAGATTTAATTGGTATTGCTGTTAAAAATTACGGTGAATCACAAGGCGATGACCATTATTTAATTATTCAACAAGACATACAGACAAGTATGTATTTCTTTATAGATGATCTAGATCCAGTATATAATAGATTATCATTCTCACTACCATTAATTGACAGCGATGCTAGAAGTCAAGGCAAAGCACAGATTGGCATCCTTGCAAGACAACGATAAATATTAATATGAAATGGTTATACAGCGGATGGGCCGTTGCCATCACTATTGTGTTACTTGCGGCTCTAAGAGTTGCTGATCCTATACCACTTCAAAGTCTGAGATCACAGACATTTGATTACTACCAACAATTAGACGAAGTCAAACAAAGCAACGAAGTTGTAGTAATAAACATAGGCGAAAAGAGCCTACAACAATGGGGACAATGGCCATGGCCGAGACAGAATTTTGCTCAACTGATAAGCGATTTGAGAACACAGAATGGGGGCATTATAGGGCTGAATTTTATGTTTCCAGAACCGGACAGGTTTGGAGGCGATCCGATTTTATCGAGTTGGATAAACGAGAATGGAGTCGTTTTAAGCCAGACGCCATCAGCCAGAGGGGTGAGGAGTTCAGGCCCGCACATTGGGACGGCCACAATAGGCCCTTCGAAAGCGACAGACTTCTTGCTAAGTTGGCCAAATCTCGTCGTAAATATTTCAGAACTCGAAAAGTCTGCTGACGGCATAGGTGTTATAGCATCAGCACCACAACCAGATAATCAAACAAGAACATATCCATTAGCAATTGGTGTAGAGGGCAAAATATATCCTTCGTTTGCTATTGAGATGTTGAGAGCATATACACAAAAGCCAAGTTATATGTTAAAAACATCAGAAATAGGTGTGCAAGAATTTGCAGTACCGCCTTTTGATCCTATTGTTACACAACCAGATGGAACGGCATATATACGTTTTAATAATACGTTTGAAGAAATAGAATATGTAAATGGTAATAGTTTACCTGATCTAGGCGGAAAGTTTGTTATAGTAGGAGTAAGTGCTGAAGGTATAAGTAATCCTGTACCCACACCAAGAGGCAATATACTGCCACAGCACATACAAGCGTCTATGTTGCAAAATTTTATAGATAGTAGTAACATTACCAGATCAGAATTATCGTCGCTTGTAGAGCTTCTGTGTGCGTTGTTGAGCATGGTTTTAATAGCAATAGCAATATACAAGTTGCCTATATGGGCAGGATTGTTTACTACAGTAGGCATTATAGCGTCTATTGTATATTATACTATACACTCTTACACTGCTAATCTTGTTTTATTTGATGCTACATTTCCTGTATTGAGTGCATTTTTAATTTTTACACAGGCAAGTTTTAATAACTTTTGGATACAGTTTAAGTTGCGTGAGCAAATCAAAAAACAATTCGAACATTACCTTGCTCCTGCAATGGTTAAAAAATTACAAAAGAATCCAGAACTGTTACAGTTAGGTGGCGAAACAAGAACAATGACATATTTGTTTTCAGACATACGTGGCTTCACACCTATCAGTGAACAGTTTAAAACAGACCCACAAGGATTAGGCAAACTGATCAACAAATACATGACACCTATGACAGACTTGGTGTTAGCAAACAATGGCACAGTAGACAAATACATTGGAGACGCTCTCATGGCAATATGGGGTGCTCCACTTGACATAGAAGACCATGCTCAACAAGCCGTGGATACAGCAAGGGCTATGGAACCAGCATTGGCAAAATTAAATAAGGAATTACGTGATGAGGGACTCATGGAGTTATCAATTGGCATTGGTCTTAATACTGGTGATGCTGTTGTGGGTAACATGGGGTCAGACCAAAGATTTGACTATTCTGTTTTAGGAGATAGTGTAAACCTTGCGGCAAGACTTGAAGCACAAACAAAAGAATATGGTGTGTTTTTTATGTTTACAGAATATACATTAGCACAAATAACTAAAGAAGAAAATTTAGTAATGCTAGATAAAATTGCTGTAAAAGGACAAACAGCACCAGTTAAAATTTACACAATTTTAAATGATGCCAAATATGCAAGAACTGTCAGACGTATGGTAGATGCATATCAAGACAGAGAATGGAGCACATGTGCTAATCAAATACAAGTGCTAAAAGAACATAAATGGAATGACACACTTGCTGATTTGTATGCTGAAAGAATTACAAGACCATGCCCAGAGGGTGAGTGGGATGGTGTTGATAGAAAAACTTCTAAGTAATTATATTTCTGGATCCCATTTTCTTAAACTAGTAAAAAAATTTGCATATTCTAAAAGATCATTTCTCAAAGTTCGTAAGTGCCTAATTTCTAAAGGAATATCAAGATCACCTGCTTCATATAAAGGCACATAATAATTTAAAATTTTATCAACTTTAGCTCTATCCTTTATTACATCTTCTATAATTTGGTGATAAACTTCAGGATTTGTAACCAAGGAATGTATCCATCCGTGATGTTCATTGTGATGGTCAAAAGAGTAAATTATTTCTCTACACTCGTATACTAATGCCCTAATAGGGTTTATATTTTTTCTATATTTTTTCAAAACAGCAGGATATATCCAACGCTCATTACGAGTATGTTGATTCTCTAGAAATGCCGTGTATTCGTTTAATAAACTTTTGTGTAATTCTTCCTTGCTTGATTTTAAATTTACTTTATATTGATCAATCAAGTTCAGTGCTATTCGTTGATACTTCTTTGATAAAACAGGTAATAACTCTAAAACATCTGGTATAGTAAACGTGCCATCAAAAAAAGCAGTCGGAATAGATTTGTGTTTGTGGTATTTATTGAGTTCTGTAGTTAAACGAATGGCGTTAAAATTTATTACATCGTCTGCCATGCATATATTTATCCACAGTGAATGTTTAAAATAGTATGCAGTTTATTGGTACCCTTATTTCTGCCTAATGTATTTCTTGCACCTTCGTGTAAAGGTTTTGGCCATTGTCCAATGTTGACCCAGGCATAACCAGCACTTTCTTTATTTAATATAGGAATAAATTCTTTATCTACAATAGCAACAAAACTGTAGTACATAAATTGTTTATTTGTACTTTGAAAAACATCAATTGGATTTAACTTGCTTATGTCGGGTACTTCTACAATTTCTTCCTTAAGTTCACGTTGAATGCATTCGTATGGAGTTTCAAAATCTTCCAGCATGCCTCCCCAAAACCCCCAAGTGTTCTTTTGTCTTTTATTAGAATTTCTTAATTGAAATAAACATCGGCCTGTGTCTTTAGACAAAAACAACACACCGGCACCACTTATACCTTTGTGTTTTTTGATATTTGTCATGGGATTGAGTTTATCTATAATGCTTATATGTTTAGTCTCCAATACCCCGGATTGTAAATTCCTTCGTATGTGCTTGTCCATTGTTCATCTTCCCATTTGTATTGTTTGTTTGTGTAAGTGTTAAGTACATATCTAACTGTGCCGTCAGCAGTTGATGCATCAAATGTGATATTCCATTTTGTTCCATCATATTCTATAATATCGTCAGCACTAGCATTTATGCCCCAGTTGTGGCCTTGTATTTCATTTGTGAGTAAATATCGTTGTCCCAAAGCGGCGGCATTCAGTGTGCCATCACCTGGGTAGTTTACACTAGGGTCAACGATACGAGTAATATTTGATAATGTTGTTGCTGGTAAAGTATCAGTGTCCAATGTAAATATCAGTTTCGATGAATCAACGGAATTTCTTGCAACTATTCCTGTTATTAAATTATCTTCAGAATCTATGTTGTTAGAAATATTTAATTGTAAAGTACTCCCATCAGTTAGTGGTATATCATCAAGATCTTGAGATCCTACTGTTCCTGTAGTTCCTTGCGGTGATAAAATTTCTAATAAATCATTCCAATTTGCTAATGTTGTTCCATTGTCTTTATACAATGTAGCCATATTACCTACAACTTCTACTTGATAATTGTTTGGGCTTACAGTGTGTATTTCAAAGTCATCTTCTATAGTCCTAAAGAAATCAAAAATATCGTTGTCGTAGCCTAGATTAGACATATCGTCTATTTTATATACGTTTGTAACAATCGTGTTGATTATTTTTTGTCTTCTTACTTTAGAAGGAGGACTTAACCAAATTGGTAATGTAAATGTTAAGGTTGCTACATCTATAGTTTCGTCCACTCCGGCTGGAATACTTCTGTTACTCCATTGTAAATCTGTTAGTTCTACTTCAAATAAACTAGTCCAATCTATTGGATTTGATGTATGCTGTAATACCAAAGACGGATTAAACAAAATAAGTATTTGTTCTAAAACTTGTAATTTTTGATCAGTGTTACCAGTCCAAATATCTACATTCATAGTTAAGTTGTAAGGAACAGGCATGTATCTATCAGTGCTGTAGAGATTACCTTGTCCACTTTGATAAGTGCCAGTAGTACTATCAAATTGTCTTTCAGCAATTTGTACTTTGTCTACTAACATTGGATCTTGTGTTCTATCTCTGGCAATCAATAAACTTTGAATACTACATGCCATAAACGGTGTACTGTTGACCATATTCTCACTGCCTTTCTTGATAATATGTGCAACCATTCTGCTCATATCGGCATATCTTACTGGTATTTTATTATAATATGTTGATCCATTTCTTACACCTTCGCTTACTTTGAATCCGCTGAAAATTCTCATAAACTGTGTTAAGTATCTTCTTAATTGTGCATCATACCAATAATCTAAATGATCTGCCATTTTAATCTGCCTTAGGCTTTACAGCCTTACTAAGATTTGTTTTCTCAGGTTGAGTAGTACCATCTGTGTTAGTTGTAGTATTATCATTGTTTATAAATGATGTAAGTAATCTATTAGCCGCAGACCACGCCTTCTTATTATCGTCACTGATTTTAATCCATCTACTATCAGATTTTTTAAATAATCTATGTGGTTCAAAGTCTGTTCTCAAGAAAAAATCTCCATTGTTTGCTAATACCGGAAAACTACTACCACTACCAACAATATTTACGCCATTAGGTGGTGTGCCATCACCTGGAAAATACAGTCCTGGTTTGTTGTCAGGATCTTGTGGATCTGAATACAAATGCCCACCATCAAAATATCCTGGTGCATAAGGCATTTCATTGTTTGCAAGTTCTACAACTTTATCAGATACAGCAATTTCTGTGCTGTATGTGCTTAAAATGTTTCTTAAGTCATCGTCCTCTTCACCAGTACCAAGAATATCTCGGTATTCCGGACTATCAGTTATGTTAGTAAGTTTAACTCTCCATAAATGGGGCCACCAACGTGCATCAAATCCTTCTGCAGGTCTTCCAGCATCGCTAACTACAAAGAATCTATTTACAGCATCACCGCCACCTAATAATAAATCATCTCTAAGGTGGGGAAGCTCTATTACATCTCCAGCCATTAAACGTCTACCAAGTAAACTTGCACAAGTGTTCATGTGGAATGTCATGGTCAACGAGTCGTTGTTCATAAACAACCCAAATTGTGTTAAGTCAAATTCTGGCTCAGCAATATTATATGCACCACGTAATTCATATATATCAGTGTCATATTTTCTATCTCTGTTTTCTA